TGGCACTGGGATAGTGGATGCACAGATGTAGTCATCGGTCATCACGATGGATCTCCAACATCGAACACAGATGGAAAACATCCATATAGAATTCAAGGACTAGAATTCAGTGTTGGTGGATGGACGATTCCAGGCGATACAGTGATGATTTTCAATGCGGATTATTCGAAAGATGTATATCGTGCGCCTAGAGGTGTTGCACATTCGTCGTCAGAAGCCACAATTAAGAATACTTATACAAAGATTGGAACAATTCCGGCCAAGGCAGATGGTTCAGATTCGTGGATTGGAGATATCTCTATCGTGGATGGTGCATGGTTTCCATCTGCATTCGGTTCCGGCTCAAGCCAGGGCGTAGGTGACTATCTATATGCCGGAGGACAATCAACAAGTGGAACACGAGAATATCTTACGGGCGGTCGCCTCGGGAGTGGCTCGAATGCCGGCCTTTGTTTCTTGTCTTGCGGGGATGGCCTTGGCAATGCCTGGTGGAGCTGCTTGTCGCTCGATTGATTGTTCAATCGGGGGTTGCAAGGGGTCATCCCCCTTGCATTGTTAGCTAATAATTAAATATTAAATTTAGAGGATTCATGGTAGGGCGGTAACCTCAGGAATGGCTCGAATGCCGGCCTTTGTTACTTGAATTGCAGGAATGGCCTTGGCAATGCCAGGTGGAACTACTTGTCGCATGATTGTTTATAAATTAAATACATTAACCATGTCTCGCGAGCCCAGGAAACTGGAGTAAGCCATCATATAGATGCTCACATCGACAACGTCATGTTGTGATGTAAAATTTTGTGACGAACGTAGACTAGTAGACTTTTTGTCGAAACCCTATACACAAACAATCGAAAAAGGATTTAAAGTTCAATGAAAAGAAAATGTAAAAATGTAGATATTACTGATTTAGATTTAATAAAAGACTGTATACATAGATGTCTTCAAAAGAAAAAGAAGACAAGACCAGATATTGTCAGACTATTCGATACATATGGTGATATAGATAACATTGCACTTGTACTGCAGAAAGAATTGATGTGCAGACAGTTGGATCTAGTACCTATATGGTATCGAACGATATATGATGTCGGTTCTCAAAAAGCAAGAGTTATCGGCATCCAGGACATCAAACAACAGATATATGACTATATCGCAGTGGCTGGATTGTCTGAATTGATTGCAGGATTAGGAAAGTACCAGTGTGCTTCTATTCCTGATAGAGGACAAATTTATGGAGCTTTGGCCATACATCGTTGGCTATCAGAAAAGCACAATGGAAAATACAGAATCAACTATGTTTGTAAGTTTGATATCCGCAAATATTATGAATCGATTCCGCAGGACACGATTATTGCTTGGCTAGAAAAAAGAGTTAAGAATGAGCATCTTATGTGGCTTATAAAGACTCTGATCAGGACATTCAAAAAAGGTCTAAGTATTGGATCATATCTATCACAGTACCTTGGTAATCTGTTTTTGATGGATGTATATCACAAGATCCAGGAAAGATCATACAGAGTCAGACATAAAAGAAATGGAACAATTCAAAGAGTTAATCTTATTTATAAAACATTATTCTATATGGATGATTTATTTATCGCAGGATCTAATTCTAAAGATATGATGCGTGCAGTAGAAATACTAGAAGAAGAAATGCGCACTAAAGGATTGGATCTTAAAGATTCCTGGCGATGTTTCAAAATTGGTGATGATGATTTTGTGGATATGATGGGATTTAAAATCTATCGCGATCACATAACGATTCGAAGAAAAACTTTCCGACACATCAGAAGAGCGGTCACCAAGTTCAGAAGAGCACCAAACAGTGTGATAAATGCGAAGACATTGTTGTCTTATAAAGGGTTATTGGAACATTCTGATTCTCAACAATATCTAAAAAGTAATAATCTATTTGCCTTGTTTAAAAAGGCTAGAAAGGTTGTGTCTAAATATGATAAGACAAAAATTCTACAAGAAAATGCCAAATGTGCAGACGTTTACGTTTGATGATAAAGTTTATGTTTATGTTTATTTGAATGAGGCAGAAGGCGATACAGAGCCTACAGAAATGTGTCCTTCTGAACACTACTATGAATATGATTACAACGAATTCTGTGAATTGACTTCAAACATTGATTTGAATGATTTGAAGAACAATCCGGAAAACTACTTAGATTATGAGCCAGTGCCAACACTTAGTGCTGCAGAAAAAATCCAGGCACAAGTGTTATACACTGCCATGATGACAGATACAATTTTGGAGGGTTAGGAAAATGGAACATTCAGAATTATTTGAAAAAATCAAAACATACTATCGTGCCAAAGTGTGGCCACTAACTGCAGTTAAGAATGCGGTTAAAAAAGGTTTGATCTCACCAGAAGAATATAAAGAAATTACCGGAAAGGTATACAAGTAGGAGGAAAGCTATGGAATTAAATGAAACAGTAGAGTTGATGAACTCTGCAGATTACAAAGACAGATTCAAAGCCGAGTATTTTCAAGTGAAGGTTCGTCATGACAAATTGAAAGCTATGTGCGACAAATGGGACGAAGGAAAGTTGAACTTCAAACCAACTTGTCCAAGAGAAATCTATGATCTTCAGTTGGATTCCATGAAAAAATATATGGACATCCTTGTTATTCGCGCAAAGATTGAAAACGTTGAGTTGATCTAGGAGGTAACTGTATATGAATTTTGCAACTGCGTTTATATCTATGACGCGTGGCCACAAGGTTGCGCGTAGTCACTGGAGCGGATATTGGCATATCGTCGATGGAATCATCATGATCCATACAAAAGATGGTGTTGATTTAAAATTAACGGATTCAGACGATATTGTATACACAATCAGCAATTGCGCATGTGATGACTGGCACATTGTTGATAATTATGGAGCAAGCAAGGAGAGATAGAATATGGAACAATTAAAAAATGCTAAATGGTGGAGTGCAGCATGCACACGCTGCTTAAAAACAATGTGTCAAACTGCAATCGCGATGATTGGAACGTCACAAATGATGGAACAAGTGGATATTAAAGTTGTAGTATCAAGCACTGCCTTGGCCGGAATCTTGTCACTTTTGACATCGTTGGCCGGACTTCCTGAAGTAGATACAACGAAAGAAAATTAAGTTGGTGGTCTGCAATGGATGAATTTTTAATTGCAGTCCGCCAGTTCTTATTGGTATGTGGAGCAGTTATCACAATCGGCGGTGCTTGGAAGGTCTACAAGGATTTTAAAAAGCCAAATGATGATCTCAAAGAAACAGTCAGAAGACACGAAGAATGGTTGAAGCGTGATAATGAACGAATCAAGTCTATCGAAACATTATTGATTGCCCAGGAAGGCATCAAAGCCGAATTAAGCAAACACTCGCAGGTGTTATCCGAGCATGATCAAAGACTTGAGGCGGACAAAATGCGTGGTAATCTGACATTAAAAGCTGAACTGGCAATCATCAATAACCAGTTAGCCGATAGTGGCCAGGACAAGTTGGCCGAGATTCGTGATGAGATCCAAGAGTTTTTGTTAGATAAGAATTAGGAGGTGCGAGCATGGGTACTTCGCAAGAATTCCAAAATTATGCAAATGGTAAGGTCTTTAATAATAGGGGCCAGATTATGAATATCAACTATGTTCAGGTTGATGAACCTTATGGTGGTCAGTGTGTGTCACTGATCCAGGGACTGATGGCATGGGCTAGTAAGCCATGTGTGGCACGTGGTCATGCCAAAGCCTGGTGGTTCAATCGAGCTAGTAATGGTGTTTTGAATTACTTTGATGTTGTCAGTGGGCCACCTCAGAACGGCGATGTAGGAGTGTCTGTAGGTGGCGATTCTAGGTATGGCCACATCTTTATATACTGGGAGGGTAGAGCGCTCTCTCAGAATGTTTTAGGCAAACCACAAGCGTTGTTGTGGCCACTTAACTATCAAGGCGCAGTGTGGGGTTACTTGAGACCTAAGTTCTACACAAACGTTTCTGCATACCTAGCTACACAGTTGATCAAAGAGAACGGAATGGCTACCTTCAATAATGACACTGCTATTGTAATTCGTAGAGACTCACCAACTGGACCGGCATATGGTTCTTTTGTCAAAGGAGAAAAACAAGTATACACTGAAAAATGGATTGGCCTTGGTCATAGATGGATCTCATGGCTACACACAAATGGTGTACGTTGTTTTGCAGCAGTCAGTGGCAGTGAGTCCTATGGTGTAGATCAATGGGCTACAATCAGTGCACCAGAGACGAAAGACATTGAATTGACACAAGAGGACGGAGTGGCCACATTCATTGTGGATGGTGTGCATAAACACTACGACAATCCTAGTGGCGAAATCTTTGGCCAATGTAATTCAGGAGACAAGATTCGCTACTACTGGAAGTGTGTCACAAATGGCCATAGATACGTTGTCGGCAAAGAAGGAGATAGAAAAGTCTTTGTGGCGGTATCTGCGACAGAGGACAGATCTCAGATGTGGGCAAAGTTTACCGCACCTGAAGAAGAAAAGAAGGAAGAGTCGAAGCCTTCTACCACTGAGCCTTCTAAGCCAACCACAACAGATTTGAAAAAGAATGTCAAAGGATATGGAGTCGATATCTCAGAACATAACAGTTCGGATATTGACTTGTCACAATATGACTTCGTGATTATACGTGCTTCTTACGGAGAGTATACGGATAAGAAATTTGAATACTTTGCAGATAAGTGTGAACAGTTGAAGATTCCTTATGGCGTGTACTGCTATGACTATGCATTGAATGACGATCAAGCTAGAGCGGAAGCGGAATACATCTGTAACCTTGTCAAAGGCAGAAACATCCAGATGGGTATCTGGCTTGATATGGAAGATGCCGATGCTTATAAAAAGAAAGCCGGTGTCTTAACGAAGGAAAGATGCTCTTTCTCTTGCAAGGTGTTCTGTGACTACGTGAGTGCTCAAGGCTACTACACTGGTGTGTACACTAGTACATCATGGCTAGGCACATTCGTAGAAACAACTTATCCAATTTGGGCCGCAAATTGGGGAACGAATAACGGAGAGATCCAGTCTGATCAGTCAAGTGTTGGAGTGATGCACCAGTACAGTGCGAATCCAATTGACAAGAATGTTATCTTCAACGACATTGACTTCTACAAGTCCGATCCAAAAAAAGATGAGCCTAAAAAGGACGAAAATGGTTTAAATACCGGAAAAGATGAATCAAAAAACGATAAAAACGACGAAAATAGTTCAGATTCTGTCAAAAAAGACGAAATTAATGTATCTGGAATCAATAAATTGATCGAAATGCTACTAAGCATTGTCGAAAAGATTTTGAAGCTGTTTAAGTAAAAAGATTGAGCCTATGCATTCGTGCGTAGGTTCTTTTTTTATGTTAAAAGCCTTGTGATAACGTCTAGGAAAGGCTCACAGAAAAGCAATAGGACACAAAAAGGCCACAACATTCTACATATGTGCTTTATATAAAGACTCATACAATTCTCTAAACGTTAGTATTTTACTTACTAAGAGAATGCAAAAGCCTTTATATAAAGGCTTTTTTCTTTTGCCTAATTGAGATAAAATTGTATGCGTAGGCCACAAACAGGCCACAAACATTTTTAATAGAAAAACCTCAAAGAATATCACTTCGAGGTCATTTTTAAATTTTGTTGATCGCATCCAACAAGGTCTGATAATCCATATGAGTATATACTTTTTCAGTTAAACTCATTGCACCTTTATGGCCAACAATCTTCTTAATCGTCGTTGGATTTACATCTGCTTTTGTAAGTAACGATATACAAGTATGCCTTGTATCATGTGGAGTTTGCTTCATGTTTAATTGTTTCAT